ATGGAAGAAAACATCAATATCCGCTATTATGTCGCTATGGATTCGCGTGTTGGCGCAAAAGGATTATCAACAGTCTATTTCCGGTTTTGGGAAGGTGATAAAAAGACCGATTTCAATACGACCATAAAATGGCCTAAAAACCTGCTTGACGCAAAAAATCAATTACTCCTACCCCGATACAACGGCGACCCCGATGTCGATGCTTACAATGCCCGATTGAACCACATTAAGACCATCATCAACAAATTGACCACAAAGGCCTATGTAGATGATTACGCCATACGGCTAAGCCAAATCATTGACAGCATTACAAACAATAAAGTCTATGTCAATTTTCATCTGTTCATGACTGAGGAAATACGGGATAGATATAAATCCAAAGAAATCAGCTATGAGACCTACCGGAAGCACAAATCCAGTTTACAGCGCTTCACCGAATTTTGGGGATCCGACTATATACCGATGGCTGAGATAACAAAAGACAAAATTTCAAAATTTGATGCCTATCATAAAAGCCAGTCTAAGATGCACAATACCATATCCGCATACCATAAGGATATCAAAACGTACATCAATAGAGCCGTGGACAAACGCATATTAAAAGAAAATCCGTACAAAGATTTCAAGTTCAATTTTGTGGCTGGAGATCGGGAAGCCTTGGAGCAGGAAGATGTTACAGCCTTGATGGTGTTGTATGAAGAAAACCTATTGCGACCAGATCATCACGAAATTTTGAAACGTATTCTTTTTTCCTGCTTAACTGGCGTGCGCATTTCCGACACCCACCGACTAAAAAAAGATAATATACGAGATCGGCGTTTAGTTTTCCGTCCGAAAAAAGGCGAACGCTTTGGTAAGTTGATGAAAGTGCCGCTAAATGATTATGCTTATGACCTGGTCAAAGATGCATCGGATTATTTATTTAAATCCTATTCGGATGACTTTATCAATGAATCGTTCAAAATCATTGCCGCGCGTGCTCAGATTGACAAACATCTTACCTATCACAGCACACGCGACACGTTCGGCACCATTTATATTGAGCTAGGGGGCGACCCGTTTTCATTAAAAGAATTGATGGGCCATACCAATATTGCAACAACTCAGTTGTATGTAAAAATGGCTGCGAGAAAGAAAAAATCACTGGTTCAAAATTTCAATGCACTGATCCCAAAAAAATAAAGCCCGACACTTCACAGCGTCGGGCAATCGCTAACCAATTATAAACCTAAATTATGAAAAGACTAAACCAATATCCTCACCATACTTGCAGATGAGATCACCACTTTCTTTATCCCATACACACAATTCGACTTTCTTCCAATTGGAAGGTTTAAAAGTTCCTGCCCACACTAAGAGAAGATTATTACAGAAATTTTTCAAGTAAGTTTTATCCTTTCCTTGCAGAAAGGCCCTGAACAAATAAATATTGGGTTTATCTGTCAGTTCCTGCAGTACGCCCAGGGCAATTAAATCATTCACCGCCTGATACTTTGCTGCTACTCGCTCGATTGCTTTCTTTTCAAATTTCATAGTACAATATTACGGGCAAAAGCGAAAATCCCAAAGGACACTAAATTTTGAAAGGGAAAGTAAAAATAAATGATGGACACTTTGGACAAATGGACATCGCCCTGACTATCAAAAACAAAGCAATGTCCATATAGCCGAAATCCTGTCCAATGCTGTCCATTAATATGAATGTTGAGTCCCATCTTCCCAAATTACCCAATGTCCGACTACTTCAAATTTATCATGTAATGGCGAACTGTCTGATACGTAGTAGTACATTGCAGCATCCTTCCCGTTATATTTCCACCAATAGCGTTCCACGTTACTAAGTAGCAGGACGTTATTGGTGGAAACGATACCATCACCATAAGGCCCTCTTTCCCGTACGGGCTGAGGTTGGTTATCACCATAAAAATCCCTGACTTCACGCTCAATATGGATATTAAAATTATTTACCACAAGAGCCGGAATTGATACTTGGCTATCTTGATAGAATTCAATGAATAAGTCAGCATAGGTACGATAAGAACCACCACCTGGCTTATTTTTCAATAAGACTTTGGCGTAAAGTTTACCTTCCGGTGTTATTGTTTCAGGCGAATTCACGACCACGCGGAAGCCCGAGGCAATACCATTCAGGTCATAGTGAGGATATCCGACTATTTTAGCGAAAAGCGTTTCATTATTTCGCGACGGTTCAAACGTGACTTCATCCATCAGCAATTCAACCTTTGCTCTATTCTCCCCGGCGATGAAAAGTTTCTGCAGTGGATTGATTGCCATGAATTGATTGATATTCAATTTCGCCTGCAGCTCCACCTGCTCCGAAATACAGAAAAACGAGTACCAGGGCAATGAAAATGTATTGATCACTCCCTTATCGCCACCGAGCATCAACGAATGATCAAAAGTACGGTTCAGATTGCCGATATCGTCCGAGGTAGACTCCGCAATATAGACGGTTCCACCTAGCAACAAAGAACCTTTGTAAGAAAGTAACCGGAAAGCAAATGAGTTTTTGCCATACTCATTATCCGCATTATAGGCTGTTTTAGCATTCAGCGCATTACCATAGCAATTACCTGTCTGCAACTTCCGTGGGAGTCTTACACCGTCAATATCCCAAAGCTTTAGTGCCCACATAAAAGGCCGTCCGATGGTCATAGGAGCCTCTTTAAAATTTTCGGTATAACCTATGATCACGCTACCCTCATACGGAAGCACTTTATACATTTCGTCGGAATCATCCGTTTTCGTCATCAGCTTGAATGCTCCAGTCGGTTGCCGTTTTATGGTGATGCTATCCTTTATCTGCGCATCGGTGATATCCATCCGATTGGGCTGTGACAATATGAGATTCGACTTTTCGAAATGCGCAATCTGATTCTGAGAATCAAAATAGAAAATGACCTTATGATCATTTCTGAGTGCTTTGAAAAAATCAGAAATCGACAACGTTGGCAAGTGCTGAGCCGGATTGATAGCACCACTAGCCAGGATATCGCTTCCCTGTCTGACCCCCGTATTGTCGATGATAATCGATTTTACAAATGGATCGTCCAGATAAGAGCCTACCGCTTTAAATCCGAGAAATGCACAAACCTCTTTAATCACCCACGTAAGGTAGAACGATGCACCATATAGCGATAAATCTTTCACAGCATACCCATCGGAGAAATCATTGATCACCGATTTTTCAAAGTCGATACCGTCCGACCCATCATTTAAGGTTTGCAGTTCGCCAGTGGCCATGGGATTAATGTACGTAGGCATGCAGAATGGATATCCACCCACTGAATCATTGATTGTACGAATACGATCTTTCACACTGGATCCCGATGCATCAATCCGGATGGACTTATGGCTTACAAATTTCCCGTTTTTAGTTTCCGTGAAAACTTGCGGAACGGTCACATCGCGTAGAAAATCAGCTACGAGGGAATTGTCAACGACGATAAACGCATCATATCCTTTGCTCGAAACATCATATTCCACTCGGCCACGCTTCCAGCTCATTCCCAAAAATGACAAATTCACATCGATCGCTTTACGGCCAAATCGGTTTTCAAGAAATCGACCATAAGAAAAGGCCGCGTCGTTCTTTTCGGTAAATGGAAAAACCACCGGATAAGAATAAGAACCTTTGATGACAGTATCTTCATTAAAAGCAGAACTGACGAATTTAACCGTCAGTTTGCTATCCTGTGCCACGTCCAGTACGACACCATTATCTGTAATTACTGCGAATGGAGCCGCCATATTATTTTAAATATTGACTAGAAACCCAACCTTTCAAACTACCTATTTGGATATACGTCCAAAAACCACTCCGCCTCAATTCATCCACATAAGTTCCTTTCGGAATTTCTTTGATAAGTTCGTGCTTTGTCCCTGGACCAACACGGACATTTAAATTTGTTGTCGTAATTCTTTTAACAATGGTGTATTCACCGAATACCGACTGCCGTACCCTTTCCATCGGGAACTTTGGTCCTGGGTCGTCCTTCCGTCCGAAAGGCGTTGCTACCTCCGAATGCGCCAATATTTCTGTGATCGATGGATAAGCCGCAACCAAGGCCTTACATACTTCAATGCACTTTTGAATTTGGACTTCCGTCCATTCGGATCGCGCATCTACATTTTGCTGCTCAATCCCGATGGCATATTGGTTGAGATTGGTCAATTCACCCCATCTGCTCGCACCGACGTGCCACGTAATCCTGTTGAAATCTGCCATCTGAACGACTTTTCCCGATTTGGCGATATGAAGATCACAGCTCACTTTTGAGCCTTTCTGAGTTAGCCAATTTACTGCAGATGTCTCATTGCTCGCTCCGTCGTAGTGCAGGACAATAAAGCGGATATCTTTTTTACCCGAACTAATATTTGGAGATTGACGGAACTCAACTGGAGTTCCCTCGCTGTTGTATAATCGATTGTTTTTTACGTGCATGGTTTTATAATTTCTTACACTATTGGATTCCAAGATGGAGCGATGTTGGGATTTAATGATCCTCTAGATATATACATTTTATTTGTTGCTCTAGTAGTATTGTAGTTTTGAGTAGAAATACACAAATCAATACCGCATAATTCCATCAATTTCATTGAATTAGGCGTAGATAAATTAGCGCTTTCATCCCAAATAAACTCATTTATGAAATGCTTTCTTGCAAAGTCTATACATTCTAATATAGCTCTTTCAGCATCGTCACTTAACACTGATTTTACAAACTGAGTAGTGTATGACCAATGGTTATGAATTACGGCTTCATGCCCTCTGAACATCATATCTCTTAAAACGTCCGTAGCCCCCTCATCAACTATACCAGTATTTCTATTTTTATGATAGGACAAATCCCAAGCTACAGAAAGTGTAACATTGTGTTTTTTTAGAATTTTAAAAATGTCTTGAATTGTGAACATGTATATGGTAAAATCATCCCATTGTGGTGCAAAGCATTTGTGAGAAGGTAGGTCACCTCTCCCTTGTATGAAATCATTCACCTGCTTATATGTAACAGTTGTATAACCTCTTGCCGATAAATCTGTAAATACCTGATCTAGAAATGAAGTTGTATGCAAAAGGTCTGCACCCACTCTGCTTATAAGTCCCTCCCATTCTTTTGTATATGTTGCTGTAGACCATTCACCCGCAACCAGCTTATCAGCCGTTATTTTCGTTACTGCTCCATCTGTAAGCGTTCCCACTCCCTCAATTGTTTCTCCAGTTGTTAAAATAGCTTGATATCGGTCGTTACCAACGCTAGTTACTGATTCAAAATCGATGCCCTTTAGAAGCTCTATTTTATAATCGCCACGATTTACAATTGTTGTAAAAGGCAATCTCATTGATTTAGGTATATCAGTCCATGAAGTATTTCTACCAACAACAGGTGATGGTATTACATCATGCCACATTATCCCAACAATTCTGGGATTCTTCTTAGAAGCTATAAAATTCCAAAGGTAATGGTGAAAACTAACTTCATATCCATTTAAAGAATTGTAATAGGATTCTAAGTTTTTGAATGTGCAGTTAACTCCGTTTGTCTTATCACCAAGAATTACACTTGAATCTGAAAGCATACTAGCCATATTTCTTAGATAACCATAAACACCATCATTTATAGGTTTACCATCAAAAGTGATCATAAGACCTGAGTTACCTGATTTAGTCGCAAATTCTATACTATGCCATGAATCATCTATAGCGTAAGGAATAACGCATGGCCATGAATCATACGCAACTTTTGTTTGATTACTGCCGACCCCATCATAGGGATATTTATCAACTAATTTTAATGTACACTTTAGCAAAGAATTTGAGGCAGCTGTATTCTTATGGTTTGTCGACGCAGAATTTGAAATACCTCCAGTATTTAAAGTATTGAACACAAAATTAGTTAGAGCACCGACTTGAGTCTCTTTTAATATTGCAGCAAAAAGTTGATCCGTGTACGGGTATGAAGAAAATAAAAATACTTTATTAATTCCCAAATCATCATTATAAATGCTAAGCTGAGAATCATTAATTGAAATAAACCAATTTTTATTTGATTGGTAAATAGATTGGTTAGCATATATTTTACCTCCATTTCTAATTATATGCGGCTTAAACTGCAACATAAACGCATCCTTTCCACAAATGGGCTTATAGTCCCTTGGGTTACGCAAAGGAAAAGAAAAAGTACTTTTTTCGCCCAATATGCTAGTTTTTACCAAAATACGGGTATTGTAATACGGCATTGGATATTTTGAAAGAAAATCCCATTCAGGCGTTGTATCACTTGGGCGTTGAAGACTTATCTGTTTCTGTTCGTAATTACTAACATTTTTTGGTTCGATAGTCACATTCACATAATCGTCTCCTTTTTTTAAGGAAAACAACAGTTTATCACTGCCAATAGTATTGATATCTTCATTAAACTTAAATTCTACACCTAAATAAGAATTACCATTATCTACTTTATTTGTCTTAAAAGAATAAACTGCAGAATCTGACCCGTAAATACCTTTCTGTACTTCGATAAAATGCCCACTATCTGTTTTTAGATTATCATTTATAGCAGATACAATGGGAGGTAAAGTTGAGGTCAAATTTTCTTTCGTGAGCACATTAGAGCTCTGAAATAATTTTAAACCTGTATATCTAAATGTGTATGTGTTAACTGACCATGAATTATCAGGTGCTGCCTGCACAGAATTCACTACTCCTATTGCATATACGCTATCATTTGGAACGGGCTGATTGCTTTTTCTCTGTACTGTTACAGTATTTTCCGGTATTAAATTTTTGAATGTAATAAATGGATATTTCGATCCAGTTTCTATTTTGGAACTAAGGTTAATTGTTTTGATGGCATTAGAGCTTGTACCTGCTTTGAATTGCTGAGTCAATACAGGATTTTGCAAAACTAAATTAGTTCCAGCGTTTGGAATACTATCTAATAAATAGACTGTTAAAGTAATGTCAGCGTTAGCATTACTACCCAAAATATATCCTTCAACTTTATCAAATGTTAGATTCTTAACATTGAAAATATATCCTACACCAAATTGAGTATTTGCTGTATCACCTAATAACTCTGATGCACTTGGATTAAATGGAATAATTTCTTTCCCTATATTATCAACTTTGTAAGCAATAGGGGCCACATATTCGGCCGTAGCTTTTTCCGTAGGGATTCCACTGCCTGTTGGATTAATAGCATTAACGCCTTGTTGTTTTGGCATAGGAACACTGCTTCCCAAACTCCACAACCCCGTTTCAAAACTCCACCAGTTTGTATTGTCATAATCTTTTGGAGCCTCCCAAGCTGGCCCTGTTGCATTTTTATACCAGCCGATTGCCTTTGTACGCTTACGATTAGAATTAGTTGGTAGTGGATTCGGGATAGGTAACAGTACTGCCGTAGCTTCTGTTGCTCCACCTGCAATGGGTTTTAGTTCTAATGAAGCATCGATAGTCGAGTTTTTTACTTGCTGAGCCATATCCGCGACCACCTTGGTACCAGCGAATACGGTAACTTTATATGATTTTGCCATTATTATTTAGTTACAATTCCGGTTAATATTAATTTTCCTTTTACGAACGTTGTCCGTTCGGTACCATCGATCACCAGGATATCATAGTAGTATACATCCTTTTTAAGGTTGACGGTGTTTAATCCAAAATTCATCGTCAATTTGGTTGGTTCTATTGTCAGCCCACCATTTGCTGCTGTGAGTTCAAGCGCTATTTCAGTATCGTTCAAATCCTCCTTAAACTGAACACGGACTTCTTTTCCGGTCAAACTAAAATCAACGATATCGCCAGTTTCCTCATCGACAACCTCCCATCCCCAAAAAACAACGTCCTCAGTATTACCACGAACTACCGTGATATCAAATTCATTCACATCTTTATAGTCCATATATCAATTAATTTTCATAAAACATTTCCTGTATATGCTGCCCCGAAATCTCGAAAGATTGAGCAAATAGGCCGTTCCCATCCTGAAATTCGTCGATATTGGATGAACTCAGATTGATTGGCCACCAAAGTCCATCGACGTATGTCAGTTTCTCTTTGCTCAGATAAAAATCACGCATAGCCTTTATTTCTGCCTTAGACTTGAAGCCGGTGTTTATCTTCTCCTTTTCCTGAGCGGTGATATCCAAATCGATATTTTCGCCATTTTCCAACATGAAATCACGCACCTGTATCACACGTGCCGAATCCTTATCAAAGTCCAACGTATTCGTTTTTTTGCCATACGTGTAGAAACTCTCATAACTTCCAAGAGAATTCTGAAAGAGAAAAAAACGCTTGTATGGGCGATATTGGTTATCTACTTGATAGGTGATCGACTCAGACACCTCTTTACCGCCAGCAATCAGTGTAATTTGATACGACATGATTGAAAGCTTCGGGTACAATGAATTTGCCCCCATCTGATCCAATCCAACCGGAATGATGACTTTCTCAAATTTTCCAATAGATTCGTACTTATGAGCAATGAAGGTATAATATGATCCATCATTGTATTCAAGTCCTACGCTTACGTTCACATCCGCTAAATTGTCACCGATATTAAACCACGAAATCCACTGAGGTTGATCAGGCGTCACTTTTTTTACCCGTGATGTAGTGAGAAAATTCACCTTATTTTCTTTGGTCAGAAAATTCAGTAATGAGGTTCCTAAGCGATTTTTAGGTAATCCACCGTAAATGGTAACGAATCGCTGTGAACGAATAGATCCCCTAGCCAATTGCGGCTCCCCATACAATTCGGTTACCTGGAGAAAGTAAGAGCGAATCACTTTTCCTTTTGCGAATGCCACGTCGTATAGCAATGGCCTATCCGTACCGTTTTCAAGTAAAAAAGAACTCAATGGTTTAGAGAAATCCCAAAAAGCTTTGCCAGTTAAATCCGGAGCAAGTGCCGCCGCTACCACACTCCGCTCATTCCCTTCGAGATCGAAAGAGAAGAGTTCTACAAATAATTTCAGGTTCGGCGTATAAAAGATATCAATAGCTGTCTGAGTGATTGTTAGTTCAGGCTGATCGGCATGATCAGAATAAAAACTAACCGTCAACGAGCTATCATTTTTTTTTGATGTGAAAACCAATGTTTGATTTTCTACAACAACATTGAATAAAGAGCCCAAATTATACGCTTCCAACAATGCTAGCCTTACCCTTCCCAACCACTCTATTTTTGTCTCCCCTGGCCCCTTTCGATGTGGAATTCTATACTTATCGACTGGATTGCCGTATTCACAGGAAATATAAAGTGTAGAGCCTTTAATGGTTAACTGAAATTCCCAATCCAAATAGATATAATAATTACCTTCAGGACTTGCCAAAATCTCGTAGTACTGATTTTCACAGGGTGAGAAGTCCAGTATAAAAACTAGTGGCCGACCAGGATCCTGAACTACCTGGTCGGTAGAAAATTCGAATAAAATCGGATTTCGAGACCATGTGATATTATCCGGTTGCCGTGTAATCTGAATTGCCATAATACAAAAATGCCCTTCCGCCTATAAAAGGGAAAGGACACTTTCGAACAACCTAAAAACTAAGAATCCACACTATTTTCGATACTGACGATCTTCTGATTATGCTCCTGTGTCAGGTGATAATTTTGCACCACTTCAATTTTAGAAATCCGGTCATCAACATAGCCTTTCATAATCTTCGCAAATTGCTCATAACTGATCTGTTCACCGGCAGTATAATTTACAACAGGTGGAGGTACCACTATATTTCCGCTCGATCCCCTTCTACTGGATTCCTCCGCAATGATGGCATCGGAATTTATACCGATCGACGCACCATTTTTTCGTTGGCTTGCATATATCAGTGCATCCACCACATCCTTATTATTGGCATAGGTATCGCGTGACAGGATAGGTTCGCCACCTTCTATGTTAGCAATAAGCTTATTTCGGCGATCGACAATATTTAATCCTCCCTGCGCATGCGATGGTCCGTCTGGAATAAATCCACCTTTGGCAAATTGCGGAGGTTTCTGAGCTGCAATCACACCTGTTTGCAATAGACCAGCCGCGGCGGCTGCTGCCATGGCAAATGGGTTTGGAATAACCTTTGTGACAGCCAAAGCCGTGTTGATGATCGATTGAATAATTGAAGCTTTTTGATCCGCTTTCCATGCTTTCAATTTCTCTGCTTTAACCTGCTTATCATACTTATCATTGATTGACTTTTTCTGATTTTCAGTTAGGTTTTTATTGGAAAGTTCTTTTTCTCGTTGCTTGTCGAGATTGGAGAGAACAGCATCTAATTCCGCTTGTCGGTTGTTAGCCGTAATGGAGAAGATAGCATCTGCAGTTGATTGAGCGATATCCAGTAAAGCCCCTTTTTTCTCTTTTTGCTTTTCTAATTCGACGTTAGCCGTTTGAGCATCATACTTCGCTTTTAGCGCTGCTTTTGCCTGTTCAAATGCTTCCGTTTCCAATAGCTCGGCATCGAACTTTGCTTTTAATTGCTCAAGCTCAGTTGCATAGGCTATTCTAATTTTTTCAAGCCTTTTCCCATATCGATTGGAAGTCGCATTTTCCGTCTCATTTTGAAGCCGTTTTGTTTCGTCTTTAATGCGGTTTTCTTCCCGTACAGTAGCATCAGCGAGGGCTTTAGCACGCTCCTCTTTCAATTTTACGAGAACAGCAGCATCCTCCGCCGCTTCACGCTCCAATTCATCGTAAAACTTGTTGATATTATCGCGTTCCTTCTGTAGTTCAGAGGCATATTTATTGGATAAACTTGTATTGAGTTCCTCAATCTTCCGATTAGTATCGGTAGCCTGCTTAACTTTTAATGCAGAAACCGCCGATTCGCGTTCCACCTCCAGTAGCGCAATACGCCCGTCCGCTTCCGCCTGTTGCTGTTTGGAAGCGCCTTTCTGCGCTTTAAATTCTTCCCACTGATCAATTTGCTTTTGATACTTATCGCGCTCTGCCTGTAGCTCCTTTTCATTTTGAGAGAGGGATTCCAATAACTGAGTGGCCCCGAAATCTTCCGATGCTTTGACAAGCTTTTTATACATTTCATTAGCCTGATCGATTTGTTTTTCGACATCCGATTTTCCCGACTTGGTTTTCTTTGTATTGTCCAATGTTTTTCCAGTAGTTTTCTTCGCTCCTGGCAAATCGGGATCCAGCATGACGGCGCGAGATTTTTCTATTTCGTACAAGTATTTTTCTTGTTCTGCAGTTAAGGTTTGTCCGCGTTTTTGAAGTTCTAAAATAGCACGATAGGCATCATCACTGGCAACTTTACTTCTATTGGTAAATTCGGTAATTTCTTCCTTCCAAACTCCTTTTTTATCAATTCCAAAAAGAGAAAGAAAACCACCATCTTTTGAATTGTTTAATCTATTTTGAGAATCTTTCGCATTCTTTGCCATTACCTCAGAATATTGCTTTTGTGCCTCAAAAATTCCGTTTAGCTGTTCTATTTCTCCTTTATGTCTAATATTGTATAATTCCTGCTCCGCAATTGACATTTCATATACTTTCTGACGATTGATATCCAGTGCTTCACCATAGGCATTCCACTCGGTCACACTCTCAGGCAATACTTTTGATATTTGCTGAATGATTTCCTTTAGTTCACTTTGTTCCGCGGCGTTTAGGGTAACCTTACTTTTTAATGTATCATATCTATCTGTCAGGGTTGTTATAGATTTATGATTGTCTTCAAATGCTTTATCTTGCTTTCGGGATGATGAAATAACTTTATTGATACCCGATCGGGTATCAAGCATTGCGGCAGTAATGTCCGTTAACCAATTACGTAGACCAGTTTTTTGCCATGCGTTGGAAAGACGATTGGACAACTTATCCAGGTTTGCACCCAATGTATTGTTCATTGTATTGAATTCATCCAATACACTTGTTCCGTCATCAAATGAAACTTTAGCCTCGTCCTGGCGTTTTCGAACAAGGTCAATATTCTCAGCCATTGAACTTAAGGCAGCAATGCCACGGGATCCCGATACCTCAAGCACCCCCATATTCTTTGCCATCACCTCCAAACCTCCGCCTGCACTTTTAGCGTTTGCTAATACCCGTAGTAATGCTTCATTCGCATCACTTTTCAATAGGGAACTGAAATCCTTTACAGACATTCCAGCCACCTTTGCATAGCGCGGAATATCAGTACCCATGCCAATAATAAATTGGCCAATGGCTGTACTGGCCGATTCCATCGACTGCCCAAGTTCCGACTGCGCGGAGGCAATACCTAATACTGCAGGTAAAGAAATGTTAGCAGCGGGGGCCACACCGGCCAAACGATTAGCAAAATCAACAAGCTCGCTTTCAGCAGCGGTACCGGAAGCGCCCAGTGTATTGATTGCAGACCCGACCTTGATCAAAGCAGATTCGATACCGAATGTATCTTTGAGTTTAAAGATATCGGTTAATTTCCCCAGGGAATTAATAGCCTCCTCGGTACCGCCCAAATCTTCACCCAATGCCACACCGATTTTGTCAGCGGCTCTTACAAATCCCTCCACTTCGCGCTCAGCCGATATACCCAATTTACCTGCAACCTCGGCCAATCCCAATAATTCGGAATTGGCGGTACGAGTATCCATTTTCTTAAACTTATCATTCAAGCGGTCAACAGCTTCCTCAGTTAATCCAGTTGTTTTCTGAACACGCGCATAGGAATCGGATAGCTCTGCATTCTTTTGAATAATGGTTTTGGTACCATTTACAATGGCATACCCTATTCCAGTAATAGAAAGACCACCAATCGCATCAGCGACCAAATCTTTCATGTTATCCCGAAATGTTCGCGTCGCATCAGTGGTACCATTAATCTCGTGACGTACGGCTTCCCAAGCTTCACGAACACGCCTCAACTCCTCAACCCTTCTTTGATATTCTGCAGGGTTATCTTCCCTTCTCATGTTGCTCAATTCCGTGCGCAAACGACGCATCGTATCCTGTAATTCTTTTGCGGATGTTTGAGCTTGTTTCCCATCGATAACCAGCCTGATTACCGCTTCCGTATCTGTTCTAGACCTAGCCATAAAACAAAAATGTCCTTTCCCACTAGCGCAGGAAAGGACATGAAAACAGCCTTAAAAAGCTGGTTATTCTAAGGGTGTAAATTCATTTCTGTAAGTACACCCAACATATTTTCAGCGGTCAGTTGACCCGCTATTTTTTCAGCCAAAAGCTCCCTTAGCCGGTACACCTCGGCCATCTTTCGGCGATTCAGCCATTTCTTAGCCCTACGTGGTTCGTGATCCACACGAGCGCCATACCTCTCAGCACCTATGCGATTTTGATTGTTTGTATACCGTTCATATGCTTTGACACCTTTACCTACTCCCATGTCAACAAAACGACCATACATCGCAAACTTTGTCAATACCTCACTTATATTGCCGCCATTCTGTAGCATCTGACCAACAATGCCCCTTTCCAATGCTCCAGTTGCAGAAATATTTTTTAACCTAAGCTCGCGCCTCAGTTTAGTTATAAACAAGTTGAGCCATCCCGAAATTATTCCGCGTACCTGGATTCGCTCGTGTAATTGTGCTTGATCCGGTGTCATGAGCAAAATCCATCAGGTCCAACAAACTCCAACGTAAATTGATAACCATACCATCGCACGTCCATTGGTCCCACTGGAGAATAATTTGTTCGAAGTGGTACCTGGATCATTTTATCCGGAATAATATTCATTTCGCGTTGATCTTTTAAAATTGCTTTGATGATTTCTTTACCAATGGCATAGCAGCGATTTCGACATTCACGCACCTTTTCAAAGTCGCCCTTCTTATCGATCACCATAAACGAACAATTGACCGTATTCAGGTAACTTGCATTCGTCTGGTCATCGATCACACCATCTGCCAATTCGAAAAGCATGGCCGGAGATTTTGCCACCGAACGCAAAGCTTTGTCAAACTCATTCAGGTCATAGGGATCATCAATGACAAAAAATGCCTGACCGCTGGCCGAATCTTTCTCGTGCAGAATAGCTGGAGATTCCGCCGCTTTACGTTCCAAATAGTTTGTAATTATCTCAGGACTCATTTTTTTTTGAATAGCGGAACATTACCCATGCTCCAATTATCGCTAACATTCCGACAAATACCCCGGCTGCAAAAGAAATTGCCACCGCAAAAGTTTGCAAATATTCATTCATAACTATTTTTTATTACGGTTATACTCTTCAATTTTTTGCTTTAAATGACTAAAAAAGATATAGACATTATTACGATTCGTTTCCTCAAAATTCCCCAATTTACCGCCCGAATATGCAAGTATCGTATCTTCCAAATCGCTTATACTTTCCGTTGGTTTACCTTCCCCTTCCGGAGCTTGAAAAACAACTGGAAATCGGCGTACAATATCTGCTCTACAACCCTCATAGAATAATTGAATCGCTTTCAATAGTGTCGGATGCAATGCCCATTTGAAAAATTTAGCCCGATTTGACACCCCGTTTTCCGTCAATTCGCAACGAACATCATCAACGGCATTCCCCCCTTTTTCCCGAAACAATGTCGCTGCAAGCCCCAACAGATAATCTTTTTTTCCAGTCTTGATATACATTTGGTGGAAAAGATCAGCACGTCTATACTCCCCTATTGTCAAATTCGATAAGCGATTGGCAGGCCCATAGTAGACTTTCCATCCGATCCGTATCCGTCCAATCAAATTATTGGTCAATTTATTATCAAGTAGCCATTTCATCTGATCAGCCAACGCCAAATCTTCCCCAGCTTTAAAGTGTCGAAATACTGATTTCGGAATGCCGTAAAAACTGTACGCTGCAATTTGCAAAACCTGATCTACTTCCAGGTATTGCCGTCCCAATCCACACCACAAAAGCAGCTGCTGACGACTCAAAGAGTTCCAGTCTTTGGGGCCTGTAAATCGGTGAATCTTGTCATTCACATAAACGTCGATCACACTTTTAGCCATAGCCTATAAAATCTTCTTTTTCCGATAATACCGAATGACCAGGATAATTATTCCGATGACAACCAAAATGACGAATACAGCTCCGGCAATAGTTTTCCATGAGACCGACTTCACCTCGGTTTTATCCTTTATGGTTTCACTGGATTTGGTTTCCTCTTTTTTCTTTGCAGTGATTCCCTTGTTTTCAACTTTCAGCGATGTGCGTTCACCTTTCAGCAAAGTATCGGGCAAACTGAAAACGCCAGTCAAGTTATTTGTAGAACTATCCAACTTCAGCACCAAAGAATACAATGAGTTAACCACATGAGCGCTACCATTCACCATAGGCACATTGATAGCATAAGAACGTTCCGGCAATTTGACATCCAGCGACTCGCGCACCACATCAATAACTTTGGATGTATCGACCAATTCATATTCGAGTTTAGCCGATTGCTTCACCTCAGATACATGCGATTGCTTTTTAGAATTCCGAAAGATGCTACACGAAGTCATCATTCCGATTATTCCGATTATTCCGATAATTTTCCACATAATGAATCCAGTTGTATTAAATCATTCTTCAATTCTCCGACCGACTGGAATTTTCGGAATTCCGAACTCCAAGTTTTTTCCAGTGGTTTTTCTTCGATAGGTTTTGCCCCGACAAAAAGGAGCATTACCATACAGATAAAAATTTTTCCCATCATTCCATGCTTTTAAGCTTTTCACTCAGTTTATGAACCAGTGGTTTTATTTGCCCACGTAACGTATCAACGATTGCATTACTACTATCGGCTTTCTCCTTTATTTCTCTGAAAGCCGGGTCGTACCGTTCCAATAGCTTTTTATAAATCTCCGCTTCCGTTTTGCCCGATAGTCTAATTTCCTTCGAAATCTGTCCATTCAGATTTTGATTTTCGATATATAAGTAGATTATTGCCGCGATCATAATCACCTGAATGGCCGCTTTACCCTTCGTATCAAATAGGCCGACTACATCCGAAAATACCTTTGCGATCCATCCAAATTTTTGTTCCATGTTCAAATCAACTAATTATAAATCATGCCCGAAATGACATCAAGCGAAATAGATATTACTTGTCGGGTCATCATTCATTTGCTGAACCGGATAAATAGATTTTTGAGAAACCGGAGCCGTCGGAAAATCGGCCGCATTCTCAGTCAAAAACTTGATCAGCTTCACGCGATTCGCTTCAAATTCAGAAGTCAGTTTTATACCGAGTCCATTAAGTGCTCTGGAACCTGCAATAGATTGTTCCTCGATGTTATCATTGCTACCGCTAATTGATTTTTGATAGACACCATCGTTACGCAATTCGACTACACGGTAAGCAAGTGCCTCGGCCACTGCCATTGGTGCCACTACACGCATAGCCAGGCGCTGGAGTCGCTTGTCATTAGCACTCGCATTTAGCGATACCACGCTCATTCCGATAAGTTTGTCGAGCAGCACATCCCCTAAAATAGGTTGTAGATAGTCATCTTGAACAAATTGGATTTGCCTTTTGATATTCCGGTACAATGAAGCTGTAATCGGGATGCCGCCAAATGGTCCAAACTCATTGGAGCTGCGAAACAGCGTGTCAAAATATTGCTTCCGCTCATCTGACAAACGCCATTCCCCAAACTCTGCGCTGCGCACTTCAAAATTATTGATCAATTCCTCGAGTGCCATACAGCCCAATTCCTGACAATCCCGTTTGAACGCCAAAATCTTCTTATCGCTCGCAACAGATCGTTTTGAGCCAACCTCTACATGCAAACCAGCATCGCCGATTCTTAGCACGCCACTATTCGCGTACACTTCCAACGCCCAATTGGCGACGATTCGACGCATAATAGTCAACGTCCCTTCATCTGCTAAAACTTTATCTGCAGTAGCTAAGCCAATAACCATTATAACCTGATTCTCCGCGCTTTCGATATAAGATTTCAATGTTAATGGTGAAAAAGCTGGATCAACTGCACCGACTGCACCTTTTAATTGCTGAGGGAATATGGATGTATTTTCTGAAAAGTATTTCATGTATAGCTTAATTTATAACCTCTTTACTCGTTTTGCCTTTGTCGAGCGTTTCCAACTCAACCTCTATAAATTTGAATTCTAAGCGCGGATATTTTGCTTTCCAACCGTTGTATTCAGCAATGAAATAAAGCGGCTCCAACAACAGCTCACGATGAGGATTGAGCAAAGCGACCTTCGCATTAAAAGCTACACGCTTATCCGATCCACTACCCGAACCCATATTTTTACCCGGGCTATCCCCGACCAAAGTCGGATCCAAATCCAACGAGCGCATAAGATGCTGTGATGCTTCGCGGCTATCTTCCAAGTTTTCGCCGCCTTTTAGTGCCCTTTCCACTGGTATTATATTCCACCCTGGTATCTCCTTACCTGTTTGCGGATCAAAGCCGATTTCCATAAGAATAGTTCGGCCGGAAGCTTCTATTCCAGTCAATTTTTCATTGATTTCTTTAACTTTTGATTTCTTTATTTCCATTTGGTCCTCAGGCGTGAGCTTAGCCCAATCTTTGTATGCCGATGGCCAATAAGAAAAAGGTATTTGTAGAATGTACAAAGCAGATAAAACTTGCTTCATCATGGTCGTCTTTCCCTTAGGAACCATACGGGATATCTCCGCCCAGGTAGAGGTAATGAAACCGTTCCAATGTGCAAGTTGGTAATAGATTTTTCCAGGTGAAGGCGATGAAACTGGATAGATGTAGCGAGGTACATTTGAACTTTTTGCAGTTTCAACTTTTGTAAAATCATACGGATCGATGACATCAATCTTTGTGGTTTCTTTATCAGACGCTTTTGCATCGGGAAAATTGGCATTGACATAACAATATTTGACTTTACCTTTGTCATCCATCTTTTGCCAGCGGCAAAATGAGGCATCTTGCGTACCAATGTAAGCTATGCTGTTACCATCTTTTGACTTAATCAGTTCAGGAAAAATATTGGCGAACCAAACAAAATCTGTGGCGGCTTCATAAAAATATCGTTTGGTTGTCGTGTCGGTTAGAAACATATCGATATCATCGTCTTGGATATCGCGATACAGGTATTTCTTTTTTTCCGTATCAAAATAACGTTCCATTGCTACAACGCCCTTACCGATTAACAGACGAGCTTTCCAATCCAACATCGTCGGAATTTCAGTCGACAGTTCAGCCATTTCAATCACCTGCTGAGGAAAATTATTGTCCTCGCCCCACATAGCGATATCACTACCTGCATTGGAATCCTTTATTTTTGGGTCAACTGGTTTAACTTTCAGCTCACCGATATTCAATACCTCACCAATATCTACGATTAGCGTGCCACCACCAACCAACGCCAAATTTGGACTTATGTAATTAGGCTCATTCATTATTGCACCACCTCCATACCATTAAATTTTAAAACCAAATGCGAATGAATTTTGACCAGACGATCACTATTTAAATGCCGAATGTTACGCGTATGATTCTCATAGTGATTTGGGTTTCTTGCCTTGTCCTTCCTAGATGGACCTCCGACAAAAACAGCCGAATCAAAGTGGATCAGTTTACCCCCTTGATGTTTCTTTTGATCACAGGTAACGAAGGATATGGAGAAAGGGATCAAATCCCGGTCACGACCTCGCATCATCATCGTATTGAGCATGTCTTTTATTGAAATAGTTACATTTTCACGCATACCCAAAATTCATGCTTCCTGCTCGGGCGCGAAAGGACACCACCCGAAAGGGAAAGAAAAAGTAACGCAAACCATTCCAGTAGAAAAACAGCTAAAAATTTAATTTTTAGCTGTTTAACTCGAAACTCCGAAATCAAAAACAGCTTTGCCGCACAATCGACCCCGCCACGCACTATCCAAAAAGGAAAGGAAAATGAGCAAATTTGACGATATCTGAGGAGGGGGTGCCCCCCTCCCCCACCTACCCGATGATGAGATCACCGACCTGCTCGACGTAGCCGTATTGTGTCTTGAACTTGCCGATGTATAGCGTATCAAAGGCATCACTGAGGTGTGGCGCCTCCTCCTGTTTGACCGAACTATTAGACTCTGGTCGTTTATCCTTCTCGGTACCGTTCTTTCCCGACCGTGTCTGCACCTGTTGCATGGAAGTGAGCAGTGCATCACAGTTCTCACGATTGAAACGTACGGGCTTGAACTTACTATCATTCTCTTTGAACACTGCTTCAAACAACCTGAACCGAGTTTCATGCATAGGCTGTTGTCCGATATCAAAGCGATTAACCGCCCAATCATTCTTTATTAAACGAGCCGTTACCATATCCGATAAGGTTTCCAGTCTAGTCGCATCCGTCACATTAGCTGTATTGTCGTAGAAGTAATTAACCGTATGATTGTTGTGATGCTTATAGTATTTACAGAAGTCATCAACGAGATCATCCAGCACCTTTTCCTGTTCACGCTTTACATACATAGACTTAAGTACGCGATAGAACCGTTCTGTTTCTTGACCGATAACCAATGATTTGATCGATGAATTATAATCGAATGAGATATCAATGGGCATACCCTTGATCAGGTCACCATCATTACGGCAATCCTTAACCAATCCCTCCGGAAGATAAAAGCCCATCGATTCGATGTAAGAATAATCATACAAGGAATAAGAATGGTGATCCGTATCCAGTAGATGATAGAAGCCATTAGTTACCGCGATGACATTCTCATTCAGTATAGCCGCACGAAATACAGGCCACAGCATTTCTCTACGCCATTGCTTGATTGTATCAACGCCCAATATCTCCAGGTTATCCAATGACGATGCCTCAGAATAATATACGGTATTGGCGCGCAAGGCATTCAGCACACGGACATACTCATTACGCTTGCGACGGTAGTACCTTTTACTTTCAGTGGTTTCGGCCAAATAAAATTGCTGTTCCAGTCGTTGTACTTCCAATTGGAAGTTGACGATTTGAGCAATCTTCTTCGTGTCCATTAAGTCCTTCTTATCCAGGATCCATTTCGCTTTCGGATCGGTTGGCATATCCGTGCACATGGTGACCATGTGATGCTCAGGCCGTGAACCGAATATTTCACGATTACCCCGATTGATCGGTGCGATATCATCCATATACCGCTTATGGTTGAGAAATCGAACCTCATCACCTGCAATAGCATCCACTGTTTTTCCGTTGGCCGAACCAGGACGGTCCTGTGAGATCAGATGGAATGCATGACCATTCCACCAAAATATAGTATGCTCCGGATGTAACACAGGATAAATGGCATCAGGTATTTTATACTCTTTAGGTGGACGACGACGCACCCAATAATGCAGCCCTTCGTAGTAGCCAAAGTTTTCCCATGCCTTCATCAATGGCGGCAATGTGCGATCAAGCAATTGCATATACGTCAAGCCTACCAAACCAGTAGCGCCACGAGGCATGGCATTAGCTGCTTGAATGGTTCGATATGCCAATGGTCCCTGCGTTTTTCCGGTACCACGCCCCCAAACATCGAATTCCTCTTTGCACATGGTCAAAATAGACCGCTGCTGAGGTTTATTAAAGTACATGACTTTTTCCCTATACCTATCCATCTTCCAAATCTTCATAGTCCACGTCCACGGCTTCATCTTCCAACATTCGATCGATAGAAGATGATTTACCTTTTAATTCTTTCAACAGGTCAGCTTTTACAGCATCTAGATTGTCTATTTTCTCAAATCCTAAATTAGACGCATCCGGTTCGATTACAGGCTTGATCGGCGTGAATTCCTTATAGTCTGGAATATCGTGGTCTTTTTCATGCAACCCTTTTACCTTGCTCAATTCCTTGTAAAATGCAGATGCCGCCCGAAAGTCCCCAGCACCATGCGCTTCCATCATCATCCTTTCGCCCCAATAAATATGCATACCGCGCGCATAGTCTTTATCTTCTTTTGATTCAAAGGTTTTAAAAAACTGCTGCGACATTTGAATATCAATGTATGCCTGCGCCTGAGACACTTTGAAGCGAGCCATAATCCAGTGCGCCAGTTCTAATTTTTGATAAGGACGGTTTATCCTGTGTACTTCCACCTCCAATTGAAGCTCATAATCAAACTTTGTAATCTTTTGGACAAAACCTGTTCTTACCTGCGCATCCACCTCTCGAATGCGTTCATAAACGCCTCGATCAGTTGGCGAAAGAGAATCAATCTTATTCGCTAAAAAAGCTCTGAAAATACGATCCATGATCGTATCACCTTTGATATGCTTTGGTCTTAGTTCACCCATTACAATTCCACTCCTTTCCGCTCAGCGATCAGTTGAGCAATACGTGCTTTCTTTTCCCGAAGCTTTTGTTCAGATTTTGCTTTATTCCTTAATTTGTCATCGGGCTTTTGTAGTCGCTTCTCCATTTTATTCACCTGGACATACAAGCGTTGCAACTCAGGCGTTGCAAATACAGTCTGTTTAGTAACGATCTCAGGCAGTTCACCATGTTCCTCAAAGTGATCGATCTTTTCGAATATCATCCGTTTACGTTCCACTAGCTTTAAAATCTGAATGGCGTATTCCAATCGGGTTTTATCAGACTTGCATCGCGCTAACGCAAATCGGTTCGAATCAATCTGACGGTATACCTGTTGCAGATCATACTTAAGCTTTTTTACAAGGTGGGAGTTATCGAATTTCTTTTGTTCGACCTGATTGACCGAGGGTTTTATTTCTACCTCCTGCTCAGCTTCATGCGGATCACTGGAAAACTTTCGCAATTCATCCTCCAGTTTTTTGACAGTATATTCAGACTTGCTTTGGAATAAGTCTTTTAAGAATTGATTTGTCGACAGCGTATTGAATAATGCTACACCCTGCCAATAATCTTTATTTTCAAACCATTTATGCACTTCCATAGGTGCAAAATGCGAAAGGGAAAGTGTCGGAGAAAGGACATATATTTGTATAAATTATTAATCTTATGTGTGAATTACTAGCCAAAATGAAATTATCAGATTATGTAGATCTATTGCAGGCGCTTATTGCTTTAGCTTCGGCATACTTGCTCTACAAGACTTTAAAAAGCCAACAACTATCAGCTGAAATAGAGAGAAAATCAAAGGTTGGCGAACATCTACCAGAGTTCAATGGCAAAATATACCCATTTTATCCCGGAGGACCTGATGGATATGGAGGTAGATCTGATGAACCTTTTAATGGAGAAGATACTAGAATCAATATCTTAATAGAAGTAAACAAAAACGCAATACAACTGACTGATTTTGTACTGATCGATACGTCTAATAAGATTACAAAAGAACTTGATCAATCTTATTTTGATAATAAAAGACTTTTTGTTCCTGGAGATACATTCGAGATTTCTTGTAAGGTTAACTTAAAATCCTATTTCAAGATCGAAGGCGATTATTCGCGCAAAGGAGCAAGTGATTTGGTTGAAATTGCGATACCAACATTTAGAAGTGATTTGAATCTTGATGGCATGCTCTATTTTTCAGATGTAATAGGGAATAAGTACAAAATGTTACTTAAAATAAATTTGGAAAGAATCGAATTTTCTAATTTAAAAATGATTGACTAAAATTTACATATATTTGCACCTCTCACAACGTACTAAACAAAAAAGCACAAGATAGCGGAAGATTTACCCTCCGGGCTATGCTTGTGCATTTGTTTTTAAAAACGTTGTGAGAGACTTTTTATTTAACCGGAGGGCTATTTTATCTCAACAGTCCTAAAAAAGTCCACCAACATTCTCATTAGCATAATTCTCTTTTTTAATCCCTTTGCTAGATTTTCGTCGCCATAAGTTTTTACGATATCGTCTATAATGTCTTCCAATTCAATTATCAGGTCTTCTATACTTTGGATATCCAAAGTTTCAAGATGATTGAAAAAATCGATCATTTCAGATTTCAATAACGATACCGACTGATCACTGTCAGTTTTAAGAATGAGCACATTGTTTACCATATATAGATTTATTTTAATTGGGAAAATGGGGATATTATCTAAAAATAGGATGACAATAACAACAGTATTACATAAAAAAGCCCCTACAATGAAGGGCTTACTTTATCCGAACTTTGAGCCTTTTTAGGCTTTATTTTCTGCAAGTACCTGGTACCTGCAGTGAACAATTCGTTTGCTTTCTCTAAGGAAACATAACGAAAATCAACACGCCCAATTTTAGATTCCAAAATTGGCGAAGTCGTATTCACCACCTCGTAGTGATCTACGATTGCAGGTGATACCTGCCAATTCAGTTTCGCCATTATGGTGCAGGTACTGGAAGTTCACTATCGTAACGGTAGAAAGGCGATGCTCCGTACCATCCAAATGTTACTTTGATACCTTTCTCTCCAGTTGGACCAGTACCAAAGTTCATATCGATATTTTCGACGTCAACCATGATATCCTCATTACCTGCCTGCCAAAATCCGGGACCACCTTCAGCACCTTTGAATAGTAAAATACCAGTTTGGTTTTTAACTATTTTAGCAGTACCAACGTTCTGAGCGCCGATAAATGGAATAAAGGCTTCAATAGTGCCTTTGGAAATTTTGGATTTCTTTTCGCCCTCCAATGTTGAATTTGCTCCTGACTTTTCATAAAGCAAAATCATTTCAATTGGAGATTTACCCGCTTTCAGGACGTGTGGATCAGAAATAGTTACCAAGGAAGCTGCAGTAGTTCCACCAGCTGCAGGTGCCGCAATAGACGCTAAATAGGACTCAGGAATCCAATAGATTTTACGAGATATACCGGCAGGATTTTCACATCCATCGGCATAGCTCAATTTCATATCTGTAATAGTTTCGAAACAAGACATAATTCAATAATTTTAAAATTTAACCTTCAATGGCAGTAACAGCACTGGACTTCAAATCCAATAACACCTCTTGAATCGATGCATCGTTTTTGATTTGTTCCTTGCTATATGTTTTACCATTTAGAACTACTGCGTGGTTTACTTTCACTTTTGAACTGACTTCTGGCGCTGTATTTTCACTTCTAAAAGATTCCAATTTCTCGTTTGCCCAATCCAATTCTTTTTGCAGATTAGCATTGGAACTATGTAATTCCGATGCCCTTTTACGAACATCGCTCAGTTCGTTTGTAAGTGATTTTACCTGATCACCCAATTCATTTTTAAGAGTGGTTATCTTTTTTAAATCACCCTCCATTTGAGTTATTTTGCTCTCTGATTTTGGATCAGGACCCAACTCAACCTCATCACCAACTTTTACCTTATCGGCTAAATCAGGATTAGCCTTTAAATCAGCCTCGGTGATGATATGCTTTGCCCCGATTAAAGACACTACTAAAATTTTCTTATTTGCCATTTTAAAAAAATGATATGAGCCTACCGGAGTAGGCTCGGGTTAACACTATGCTTGATCATTTACTCTCATAGCTTCCAAATCACGGATTTGGAAACCAAGAGCGAACAACATACGCAATTCCAGAAGCTCGAATTTAGTTTCTGCAAGCAAACGGTCAAAGTCTGCAACTGCATCTACTCCAGTGATGATATTTTGAATAGGACTAGCAATCAAACGCATTGAGTCCTTCATCCAGGTAACTGGCGTTAACTTTACCTTTTTCTTGGTAGAATCAATAAAGAAGAAACCATCCGAATTGGTCATCAATTCCTTTCCAAAGCGTTCGCGGTAGTTTTCCTGGTACAAATCCCAATATGCATACGAACAAAGAATGTCGAACCCATTATTACGATAAGCAACTGGCATGGACTTCATCATTGTTTCAGCAATTGATACTGCATTGTTTGCCGTAGGAACACCTGTGGCTACTGGAACCAAATTTCCATCGGTAATTTCTTTGGCGATAATGGTCCCCAAGCCATCAAAAGATTTGGCTACAGTCGAACCGTCGCCTTTAACCGCTAGATAAGCGTTATCATTGATTTCACTAGCAACTTTCTTAGCGATGGAATCAAAAACAAATTGTGCAAAAGGAAGATCCTGAGGGTTAACTCCCGGCTTCATCACCTCCGACATCCAAGTAGGACGATATTTCAAAGGATTGATCCGTAAATCTCTTTTCAACAATTCAGTTTCAATTACACGAGGTGTATATTTTAAATCATTATCCCCTGCATCAAAATCTTCCCGATAAGCTCTCACACCTTCAGCAACCTCCAGTTTAGTCAAATTGAGCTTATTCTTAATTCCAGGAATGACGGTAGTATCTTTCAAAATATCCAATGCATTTCGAAGCGCACTAAAAATTTTCTTTTCATACTTACCTGCATAGCCAGCTAATGCGGCTACGTTAGGCGTACTGGCCAATGTACCCCTGAGGTCCATAGGCACCATCGCCATTGCTGTAAATGCCACGCCCGTATGTACAGAATATTCACCAAATCCAGCAGCATCTGCAACAAATGCACCGAAGGCAAAAAATAGGACCATACCTAGTACAGCCACAAAACCTTTAAACAATTTTCCCATTTTTATATTATACACGATTATTTACCAAATAATTTCATCGCCTCACGATCGTAATCGGTCGTGAAGTCCTCAACCTCCTCCTTTTTACCCCCGTCCGGAGTATCGTTTTTATCCGTAACCGGAACAAATGGCGGCTCAGCAGGTTTAGACCCCAGGTCTTTCACTTGCTTTTCAAGTTCAGCAATACGCGCATCTTTTTGAGTGACCGAATTTTCAAGGTCAGTAACCTTAGTTTTTAAACCAGTATTTTCGGTGGACGCATTTTCCAAACCTTCCAAATAGGAATCCGACACAACAGTTACTCCGTCAACACCTGCTTTCTGAATCTGCTCGTTAACAGCGTCGAACAATTCATTCGTTCTATCATTCACAGCCACTTTGGCCAATTCCGATAATTTTGAGTACTTATTAAACATATTATTTTGATTTTCTGAATTATTAGTTTCGCTATTGTTTATCTTACCTTGAAACCAAGCTGCAACTTGACCGTAAGACATATTTTTAACATTTTCGGGAGTTTCTTCCGCTTCGTAATCTTCAATAACATCGATCAATCCCTCCGCCAAAGCTTCCGCAGGAGTGTAATAATGATCTTCTCCATCAAAGTATTTAGCTTTCACTTGTTCCAATGTCAACCCTAGACGATCGACTAAGAAACTGGCTAAGATATCATCGTATTTTTCGAGGTCTTCTGCTGTTTTCTTTAAAGATTTCGAGTTACCGTACCCGTAAACAGAAGCACTGTGAAACATCAGTAAGGAACCTTTTGCAACGTGCGCATTCCCTTTTTTTGCAGCTGCCATTAGGATTGCTGCCATTGAAAACTCAATACCATCACCATAAAGATGAATATGATCGTAAAGAGGTGATGACTTTATAGCGTTGGCAATCGGCAAACCTTCCCACACTGAACCTCCTGGACTATTGACATGAATATCTATTCGCGAACACGTACTTTCCAGTGCATTAAATACAGCTAAAAAATCGGCTGCATTAACATCACCCCAATAAGGTCCGATGTCACCGTATATTTTAAGTTTACCTACTCCAGTTGTACCGGAAGCTAATACCTGGAAATATCTTTGTTTCATATTCTATTTGCTAAAACCAAACTTTAAGAACCCAAATATCCATTTAGATACATGCGTGCGAAAGGACACTAAAGCGCCCTTACAATCTGTGTGACCGAGTATTTAAATTCATTGCCGGCCATATCCGAAGGTTTAGCACCGCGATCACCCGACCGTGACACCAATACTGGAGTATCGAGGGTGCCAATGATTGTTTTTATACCGTTCAAATCAGTTACCCGAATAATGGAGCACTGGCCGATAAAGCGAGCAAATAGAGTTTCGTCTTTTTTTGATGGGAAATGCCGTTTGAAAGTACCGGCATATGTGTAGGTAATACCTTGATCAGTTTCATTTTCGTCATCTTTGAATTGACCAGATTGCGGAAGATGGGCAATAACTTCCCAATACTTTCCATTTTTAAACTGTAAAGGATTGACCGAGATCAGGTCATCGATATGGCAAAACTCGAAACGAGCTACACCACCAATATTTTCACCGCTATGCAATTTCATACTGCAAAGGGATGCATGAATGGGAATCTAGGAAAGGACTATGTTTTTATATTTTTTCAAGTGACACCAATTAGTGTCCTTTTGCGTTGGACATACTGGACATTTGGACATAAAAAATAAAAAGTGCCTTTACTGTTACGTTAAGGCACTTATGTTTTTAGAAATTATGTCCAACGGGGTGAAAATCGTGTCCAAGTATGTCCAAATATCTATTATTGGCAATAGAAAATGTTTTCTTACACTATTTATTTCAATGTACCTAGTAAAGTTTTTAAAATTTATATAACCTTGTACTATGGTAAGAAACAGTATAAATAATACGATGAAATATCTATATGAAAACTTCATGGAATATTGCAAATAAGGCCTTTGCAATCCATTTTGAAAAAAACATAAAATATTTATTCGTATTTTTGAAGAAGTAAGTGAAAGATACAAGATGAGAAAAATAGCATTTTGTAAAATCACTTTGGAGTAGTTAACGAAAAAAGCCACTTACTCTCAATAAGGGGCTTCTTTCTATGGTTTTATCTTAAATCAATAACAAATGGATTTAAAACCCATAATTGATGTTTTGACGGTTGTTTTGCTCTTGACAAAGATATCGACAACTGTCTTTAACAGACTCAAAATTAAGAAATAGTTCTTAATTTCCAAAGGTTCTAATGTAACAATTAGAACCTTTGCTTTTAAATGCCATTTTGGTAGAGACTTTAGCAACTAAGAAAAAGACAGTATCTCCATTTAAAACATCACCATCTGCATTTCCTGCTTCACCTCCAGTACCGACAACTGCAATGGTATAGTCAATAACCCCTGCTTTACTTCACCTTTTCTTTTAGCCATTCTTTCACGTTCTCTGTAATACCAACGCTTACAATTATCAAAACTCAAATCATCCTCCGAAAAACCATAAAAATCAAGGAAGCGCTTGATGTTATAATCTACATATTCATCCGGACGATTGTGCGCATGACACCAACTGTACATGTTTTGCTTTATGATCAGATCGACAGATTTTGAAAACGATTTTATATTTTCATCCGAGATATAACCACCGTGTTTTTTGAGCAAATAATCGGAAACGAAAATATTGATAAAACCACCTAAGCTGTATTTTTTAGATGGTCGCATTTTCCCTGGATCAACCTTACTAAAAGGCTCCATTAAATTTTTGAGCAATACTGTGATCTGATTATTATCGGAAAGCTCCAGTTGCTTTCCAAACGCTGTAGTAATGTAAGTTTCCACATGCGGCTCTACTGTAAGTTGGATAATATTTGACATGGCTTTCCTTTTGGCTTTAACTACCTCAAATATAATAAATTAATATTAAAAACTAAAAAATATAGTATTTTACTAAATTATTTAGTTTTTAATATTTACCTTTGGACATCGTTGGACATGGTTGGACACGTTTAATATAGTATTATATAAGCTTTATTAGTATATATATAATAAGATAAGTATATAATTATCAATACTATATAAAGAATGGTAGTTGCTCATTATTCTTGCGTGTCCATCGTGTCCAATGTGTCCAACGCTAAAAACGGTTTTTAGATGAATGTAAATAATTTATATAAAACATATGAGGAAATATGCCGAAAACGCCCAAAAGCAAAAAAGAAAATATCGGAAGGAATGCCATTAGGATTTGCCGAGCATATTCGCCGTTCGGCTTTAGGAGCAGCAAAGCACGTAGGAATACAGGCAGGCGAACGAATTATTTATGAAGCCTATTCAAGGTGGCCCGAATTGATAGAGGATGAAATTAATATATTGAGAAATGAATGTACCATTGACAACGGAAATTTTGATGGACTTAAAGACGAAGGGTTATAATATCTTAAAGTCCAATAATTGTGTGGATGATGCCACTCAAATTTTTAGCCCAGCAAAGATTAACGATTTGTGGAAATTTTTAGAATCTCTGGACGGAGAATCTGCAACGGTAGTTATTGAGCAAATTTTAGATGCACCGGAAGATTCTTTCGAAGGTAAGTTTTTGAAGGTGTACTAAAAAAGCCAACTTTAAAAGTTGGCTTTAGCTAACATTGTATTAAAATCTATATCAACCATTTAGCTAACAACCTAGATTCTACTAAATTTAAAATATTACTTTCTCCAAAATCTTTATGGGGAACACCAAATGCTGCAACATATCCATCCGATAATTCGGCGCGATATAAACTGAATTTCTCCTTTTCACCAGCTACATTTTTCAAAGTTTTAGTACTAATTTTTGTAGCAGTTGGATTTTCATCCTGTATCGCTTTTTTTATTAATTTTTTCATATTTATATATTATTTAAAGCTCTCGCTATTTCGTAAGGGTCATTATTTCTGAGAGACTCAAAAAGATCATCGGGTATTTCTTCGCATTCTTCCAAGTCTTGTCCTTCATTTTTAGCACCGAAATAAGTTAGTTTCCAATCCTCAATAAATTCTTTATCATTTATTAAGACTTTCTTTTTCCAGCCTGTATCTGTTATCTCAATTATTACCTTTTTCATATTTAGTTTATTTATACCCCTATATGATAGGGGTGGGGTTAAAATAATTTTGTTTGTGCGCTATTCCTTTTACCATTTACTATTGGCTTAAACTCAGATTCGTCATAAATTGTAAATTTTGGGCGATAAATACGCATAGTTTTGCTTATAGGGTCATAAGTCTTTAAATCTATTTCACCTTCGCACCTTATAACAATATATCCTATGTAAAAATTATCTGATTTGTCGATTTGATACGGCTTGTCTTCATCTCTGCATTGAAATAATATCATTTCTACAGGAGAATTTCCGATATGATGTTCAATACGAGATCCAACATAAGTTATGTATGGTCTAAAATCATCGAACCTATTTAAAGTCAGAGAGCCTTTGTTTTCTTCTCCAACTCGGATTACTCTATCGCCAGGAGATAACCCGAATAGACTTTCTGATTTTATTTCAAGATGACCAATAAATAAAATTAGTCCACCTGAACATTGAAAACTGTAATCCTCTTTTTTCATGGCTTATATTTTAATTTGTACAAAATCCTGCCTGGCATCCTGAACCAGTGCCAAACATAAAATCTAATTGAATACCTAATTTTTTAACTTCTAAAAGTGTCATTTTATCTTTGAAGCTTCTTCGCATTACAACCTCTTGGATAGCCGCCCAATGCATGATTGGTGAATGATTTTCGAAGTTTTTTCGAAGTTGCTGTGGATCTTTCCAAAAACAGTTAAGACAGTTGCTATCTTCTGGAAATACTAGATTTTTATCCTTCCAAAACTGCTGGATATGATAATGGATTACTTTATCATCCACTAAAGGAAATTCACCAACACGCCACACAATTTCTTTCCATCGATGAATCCAAGTTTCTGATTTTTCCCTGAATTCGCATTCGTGCGCATACTTCCATGTTTCTGTAAATCTTTCAGCTCTCTCCATCTCATCCCAACGATAGCCAATACGCATTTTTACAGGAAGTTCAAAGTATATCAACAGCAGGTCGAATATCGCTTGCATCTTCATTATTGTAGTACAGAATCGTTTACTCATGTTTGGAATGGCTTTCTTATACCTCATCATCTGTTCCCATCCCATACCACGAACCCATATTATTTCCCTACCAATCATTTGTTCCAAATCGAACATTGTCCAGAGTATCTGTGGATCTTCAGATGTAGCAATAAATTCAGGCCAATTAGAGCAATACTTTTGAAGCTTATCATTAACTCGCTGAATCATTTTTTCATCTTTATATCGCTGTCTGTAATGAGCATTTGCATTGTGATCATCAATACAGCATAAAGCAAAAACATCAAGGTCTGCCGGATAATTGGCAGCGATGTAACTGGATGTTTTTCCACCTGAAAGACTGTTTACTGTTATCATTACTTTCTAGACTTTAGTTTAAAACCTCCTTCCAAACTCTGCCAATACTGCCTCATAATTTCTACGAAATACGGGTTCATTTTGTAGCCTGATATCGAAAACTTCAAAATAATACATGATTGTTGTATGGTCACGTTTTAGCTGTTTGGCAATATGAACTAACGTACATTTAAGACGTTCCCTTAAAATCCATGAAAAGAAAATACGACAGTCAACGAGCAATGTATTTCTTCCTTTTCCAATTAAATCGGCTTTACTATATCCCATAGTTTTTTGAATTACTTCAAAAACAAGATCACTATTTTTAGAAATCTTAGTTTGTTTTTCAGCTGGTAAACCAGCATAAATCATAGGTTCTATCATGATTTTAAGTTTTTAATTCGACAATCAATTTGCGTGGCGACCCATGCCGCCACGAAAGCTAAAAGAGGTATCATATTGTTATTCCATTTAGATCCCAATAGACTGCACAGACCATATCGATCTGTCTTAAGCAATCATCTACAGGTTCGTGCGTTACTTTTCTAGCAAAACTTTTTGCCGTCTCTGGTCGGATAGCAACGAACGTTCTTACATCCCTTTCTTGCCAAAAAGGGAATGGCCATGGATTCTTTATTGCATTTTTTAGAATAATTAAATCAAATGATGGGCTATTGGACCACAATCTTACTTCATCTACACATTTATCCGATATGAAATCGTTTAAATGTTCGATAGATCGTGTTACCCATTCACCACCGGAAAGGCTATTTGACAATACATTTGCATCCTGTTCAATCCACCATTTTAGCGTTTCTAAACCTATTGTACGTCCATCACGTACTTGCATACTAACATTGCATTTTGAAACATATTCCTTACCAGCTTGACCATCCCCAATATTGAAAGGTACAGCTCCAATACTTAATATAACCGATGATGGTGTCGTATCTAATGTTTCGATGTCAATCATAACATCTGTAAAAAGTGTTTCCATACCTAACAAAAATTACTTGGTTTATCTATTTTCTTAAAGCCGTAGACCCATACCCAGGGATTTTCTTCCCAAGATTCAATTCCATGTATAGATTGCCATAGAGTCATAAATGAGAATAGTTCATTACACCCATAGTCTAATGTTAAATAGTTGTAGTATAAACGACTATTATTACCTTCAATGAACTGAACTCCTTCATCCCTCGCGTCGATATTAAATAGATCGCGTAATCGTTCTACCCTTACAAGTGTAACTTCTAAAAATATTCTAGCAGCCTCCTTGGGCATATGAATAGATGGTTTCCAACTCCATGTTCCATAATCACTATTATTAGAAACACCATTTGCTTTATATTCATTGAAAACTTCGTTATGTCCGTTTTTCAATTCTGCGAATGATTCTCTTACCCAAAGGATATCACCTACCTGATACTTGCTTTTAATCTTATACTCTTCACCATTTTTGTTTATAAAAACAGCATTTGTTTCGACTGGCCCCGGTGCAATTTCTTTAGTCGAATCCCACAATCTTCGTTTGGTCATTATTGTTTTAAAAGCATCATCATCATTCTGAATGCCCCTAATTAACCGTCTAGTCTGATTCTTTCTATTTTCAATCAAAGCACATACCATAGGTGTACTAAATAAAATTGGTTTAAATGTCTTCATTATGTTTAAGTTGAATTTTTGATATCTGTCTTATCGCTTTTTTTAATGATCGGTTAGCATTCTTTGTCGTTAGCTTGTCTAGCCTAGAAATTGATTTTACAACACCAGGAATACCGTCCTTATTTTTCACCCTGAACTTGACGGAACCAAATTTTGCATACTTTTTCATATCGTTATCTCTTTTCTATCCGCCTCGGGAAAACCATCATTAAAAGCATCCATTTGTTTAGATACGACCGGAATTGTTTTAATAGGATCATCGTCCATACGAATACCCATCGCAAACATTTTTTTACGCAAATCCTCTTCATCAGCACCTCGGATAAGATCCACTTTTAAATCATTATACCTAAACGTCATTCCCCAAGTATATTGACCGCCATATTTAGATTTTTTGCGACCTAGATAGGCAGCATCAGACTGGAGATAATTATCTAATGTGGCCTTATCTAGCAAATTCGGATCGCGCCGCCTGTGCATTGCTTCAGCATACATTTGGTACACGTTCTGAATACGTAGATTAATCTCTCCATTTTCCAGTTTAAAATGCTTGTCTTCAATGATGCTACCCTCCGAAAAAAGCTGCTCCACTATTTGCCAGAATTTTGAAGTATCATCGCTTCCTTGAAGTACTTGGGCTTGTGATAAGAGCAACTCTTTACATTGTGAGCGAAATTCTTCAAGTGTAAATGGAAAACTGATCTGATCAATCAAAAGACCAACGATCGTTACTAACATCGTATAGTTTAATAGCATCCTTTCCTCTATCTTCTCATTATCTACAAACTTGGAGAAAGTCCGAATTTCTTCTTCGTAGCTTTCTTGGAACTTATCCAGCACCAAATCTCTGTAAGCAAATAGACCGATAGTCAAATGTGATAAACCTTCGTTTTCCATTTTGACCAACTTTCTATGTAACTCCCTAGCTTCTTCTGTACGAACTGTTTCTACAAACGTCAACAGAATAACGCGAGAGAACAAAGCAGTTTCAATAGTTGGCATGTCCTGCCCTGAAACTATTCCGGAAGATTTTATAGGCGTACTTTCAGTTTGGAATGAATTATCTTTTTGACCGCGTGTGTATCCTATACGGTCATAGATATTTTTTAAAGATTCAATAATCTTCATTGGAAGTATGTTTTTGTATTCATCCAACCAAAACATACCATTAGAAAATTGAGCGATTTTACGCATTAATCCGACTGCAGTTGAAGTACCGCCCATCATAACGGGGTCCTGTTTTTCACCAAACATTTTCATTATTGACTGGATCATTGTACCTTTTCCCGATCCTTTTTTTCCATAGGCAAACAATATTGGAGCACGATCGCCCATCGATTTAAATATGATATCAGTAAAGACCGCGCATATATAATAAGCGATAGTAATGCGCCCATTTACGCCATAAACTTTGCAAAACAAATCTGACCATTCCTTCCATTTTGCATTACCGATAATTAGCCGGAACTTTTTATCATTTGAGTACATATCATCTTTATCGGCGAAGATGTTTGATAATGCTGGTATGAAATAGTTAATAGGTTCGCCCTGCAAATTTTTAGTTGAAACAATACCATACTTATCCGTACTCAAAAATTTCTTTTCATTCCAATCATAAATTCCGTTGGCAAAAGCGAAGAAATTGCCCCTTTTATTGAAACCTAGATTCTTAACCATTGTAGTGGGTGATTCTTCTCGCTGTAGCATATCCTGCAGCCTGACCAAATCTGCATCAACTCCCATCCAAAGAAAATTACCTTGTCTTGCAATTACTTTTTTAAATGATCCTGCAGAAACAAAATCATCGGTATTTATATTGATCACACGTTCTAAACCATGGATATTCTTAATCATGATTAGTCGGTATGCTTCAGCATCAGACGTATTGACATGGAAAAGAATCTTTAATTTGAAATTGGAAACAACCCTAGGCATTTGTTTCATATCAAGCGAATAATAAACACCTTCGGATTTCTTTAGGTAGATTCCATATTTTAAATAATCATTAGCCTGATCTTCGTCACCGATGGACTGTTTAACTTCGGATTTACGTATTGCTTCTTGTATGGATTGAGGTAGCTTAATATCCAAGCCTGCTTCTTTAGCTAACTTAAAAAACTTTGCTGGAGTCTTAAACTTACCATTCTTTAGTGCATCATTAAATTTAGCATCATCATCTTCGTCGTGATCGTTAAATTGAACCACACATTTATATAGTTCCCTTGCCTCCTCACCAAGCGTTGCGAGTGCAAAACCTATCTCCATCCGCAAATCATATTCATCGTTGGTAATATCTATTTTTCTTTCAACGATTTGCTTTACGATGTGTTCGGCTTTCTTTAAATCCTTTTGCAGCTTGTAGCTTAGCTTCGCTTTTTCAACCAGACTATCTTCTTCCGCTATAACCCTAACAGATTTTTCCTGAACCAATTCAAAAGGCTCCTTATTAATACCGAGTTCCTCAGCATTGAGTTCTTTTGAATTTGGATTGAAATAAAAGTCAGGATCCCAAGACACAAAGCAAGCCCGAGCCACATCTTTACCACTGTCGTCCACATCCAAAAGAAAGTTACCAGCGAAAAAATCTTTTAACCATAAAAAGGTATCCCTGTGATAATGAGGCTCTATTTTGACAAGTACTTTAAGGCCGTTTCCAGATGGTGAAATCCATACTGCCAAAACCCACTCAATCGACTTAAATTGCTCTTTGTATTCATCAAGCCGATCGATATCCAAGTCATCAAAATCTAATACCAACAATCCCGAATGCTTCTTAAGGGAATCCGTCAAACGCTTTGTAAAAGTTCCGGAAAAAGTGAAATATGGAAGCCCTGTTTTCAATGTTTTCCTAAGGGGTTCATTATCACATTCTCGCAATTTGATAATAGCATCTTTGTACGTATCAGAACCGATTAAATCCATCGCTTCCTTTACGCCCATATCACGCTTAGGAATCTTTTTAGTTATGGGACCAGGGTAAAAACTGAAAGTATATGTATTAGTCATTATTCTGATCTTTTATTTGTTCACCACTTAATAAAACGCCCATAACTTTTATAATAGCTGTCAAAGCTTGCTCATGCGAGCTATTCTCAGATAGATCAACCCCAAATTGTTTGTTCAAATCTTCAATAGGAGTATCAGATTCAAACAATAACATGAATAAGCAAATGCGTTCCAATTGTTTCCTAGTCATCTTTTCTATTTTTTAGGTTCATTATACTTTCTTATTTCTCTACATGCAGCGATGAAGATTACCACCATCATCGCCGCTAATTCATAGATTGCCATGATTAAAAAGGCAAATCGTCTTCCTCGAATACTGGCGCATCATACACTCGATCACCTAGCGTAAACGACTTAATATTTAGTCCTACTGCATATGCCTTCCCTTCCCCATCTTTGCGATCAAATTCTCGGCCTTTTAAATAGACCTCAACGTCGATCTTTCTACCGATATCGGCTGTTTTTATCGGATTTTTTTCAATGTTGTCATTGAATTGGTCGATTTGAAATTTTTCGTCAGCACCTTTTTTTACTCCATATGCGTCGGTCCATCCCGGAACCATCACAACAATGGTTTGTCTTTTTCCTGCTTTATCACCTTCTCCGTAATTTGATATTTCAGTTTTTTCAACGATTCCTTTAAAACTTGTTGTAGCCATGATATTTGTATTTTAATATGAAATGATTTTGATTATTTGATTAAAGACCTTACATGATCAAGATTCAACATTGGTAAGGTATTGCCCGATGATTCCTTTGGTAGGAATTCGTAGGCTTCGGGAAAATGCTTCTGAACTTGTAAAGCTGTTCGAAGTCCGAAAATTGTATTCGAGATTATTTTTTTTGCATCAAAAATCTCATCCGCTTTAACTTTAATTTCATCTGCCATAGCTTCAAAGCTTTTATATTCTTCTTTAGATACATATACATATACATATACTTTCCAATAGCCTTCCGAAGGCACAGGCTTAGGCAATTTTATTTCAACAGGATCGTCATGATTTTCTTTACAAAGTATGGCGACGAAATCCGAGGTATTGAAAAATTTAGGGAACTTACTATATGCTTCCTTTATATCGTCTCTGATAGTCGAAACAGTACGATCGTATGCAAGATTTTTTAATTTCAAATTTTTTGCATCTAATAAATCTTGTTTTCCTTGAAGCAATTTTTTAGCGACTTCTTTAGCAAGGTCTTTTGATATTCTCATGATTTTATTGATTAGTATTACTTTACTTGATTGATTTCTGCAAACTCAGTACACCAAACTACTATTGGTGCTATGGTTTCCTTAAAAAGAGGAAAGAACTTACTTTGCTCATTTGGAGCCAAAGCCAATATTAAATCAGCATTGCGGACAACTTTGGCGCAAACCGATTTCAGTGAGCTTTCCATATTGTTAGCGATCATTAGGAGCAACTTGTCAATTGCTGCAGCTCTACGGCCGTCAAGACGTTTGCACGCTTTTAGGTTATTTTGGCGGCTAACCACCCATTTGCGAATACGATCCAAAATGTATGACCGAACTTCACGTTCCCAAATAATTACGGCTAATTCAACCGGTACGATATTGAGCGTTTTCTTTGGAAGCCGGGCTTCCTTTGGAAAGCAAACGACACCTTGGCCATTCGCTCTGTTTACGTTTATCTGTAACATAGTTTATATTGATTATTTAATTGGTTTGACATAGATCATTTCATCGTAAGACAAAATGCTTGTGAGTTGCTTGCCCATAACGTATAGGGACAATTCAATTCCATCTTCTCGAACGTCGGTAACGTAGCACATGTGCGCCCCCCCCTTACGGATGATCTGTAACTTATTACTTCGATCCATGCTAAACCGGAAAGAGGATGACCACATTTTGTTTGCTAGTTCAAAACCCTGCCCCACTTTGACCAGGTCTTTACACATTTTTTTTGTTGCCATAATTTTAAGATTGGTTATCTGATATTTTTGAGAATGGCGAATGATACCATTTCGAGTTTATTATCGACTCCGAGCTTGCGTTGTATATTCTGATTATGAGTGCTGACTGTATCTTCTGAAATCGAAAGAATATCAGCTATCTCTTTATTGAATTTTCCCTGAGCAACGCATCGCAGAACATTGACTTCCTGTTTGGTCAAAAATCCGTTTGCAACTTTTATTGTCGCGCAAAGCTTCCCTTCATGCACACAATTGCCACGTCTACCACAATCAAAATATTCTGTGTGATCTATTTTGCCGTTAGCATCGATATCCGGTTCCAAATCGAACCCACCAAAACGGCAGATAATATATTGCTTAAGCATTTCATCGCGCTGAGTAAGGTCCCAAGCAACTAAAGCGTTTAGAGCTTCCTGATTTTGAAGCATGTCCGTGGCGACAACTTCAAGGATCCATTCTGGAATATTATCCCACTCAAAAGTTTGCCCTCTATGCAAGCATTTTAAATCATTATTGTGCACATAGAACTCGACACCGTTGTCTTCAAGCCCAGCAGGCAACACCTGAGATATTTTGTTTAGGTTAAGCATAATCTATAGCTCCTCAATTTTTGTTAGCAAATCTTCTTTTTGTTTTTTATCCTTTTCAATTAATAAAAGGGCGTGAGATAAAACCAAATGACAATGCTTCTTATTTCTTCCGGAAAATACATTACGTACTGTGTTGAGATTTAATTCTAATTCAGTAGCTATTGTCTCAATCGATCCAACAGGAAGTAAAGACCTAACCTTGTTAAGCTTTTTGGTAGTAATCTGGTATTGTGAATCCATAATTAATCAGTGAACTTTGAATACACAAATATGCACTACAAATACATCAATTCAAAATTTTAATACATTATTTTTACACCATTTACACATAAATAATGTATAAATCATTGATTGTTAATGAAATAATTTTACGTCTATTTGCATTATGAATTCAGTTTTCGGAGAAAAAATTAAGCAAGAGTGGCGAGTTTCGGGTATTACTCAGAAAAAACTTGCATCTAAATTGCACATGTCTTTACGAAATTTACAATCATTGTTTGAAAGGGATGATTTCCCAATAAGCCAATTAATTGAACTATCTAAAGAATTGAATAAAGACTTCGTTTCTATGTATTTAGAAGAAAAGTCTTACCCATTATCAGACAAAAAAAGTAGCGATAATACACCTTTATTAGTATCAGACATCCCTATTCAAACTAATGAAATTTCAATTCAGATAAATATAAAAGGGGATTTTGATGCAATTTCTAAGCATCTATCTGATGTATTGCTAATAATAAAACAGGAAACTTCCAAGTATGGCCTAAGCATCGTTTAAAGATAATTTATGAAGAAAGCACTGTTAATAACGATATCAATACTATTACTAATAGGTTGTAAAAAACAAAATAATACGACTATAGAAGAGGGCGAAGTAATGAAATTTGAAGTCCATTCCGATAGTCCAATCTTTTCCTTAACAGTTAGAAAAAAATTTGAAAAGATAGTATTGTTACCAACTAAAAAGCCTGTTTTATTTAAAACCTATTATAACAAGACTGGTGATCAAATGTTTCAATACAATGAAAGTATAAAGGTCATTCCTGGTGACAGAATAGAGTTTAGCGTTCCAAGTAATGACAAAAGAAAAATACTGAAAGTTGGTGCAGTCGTATCAGCTTACTCTACTCAATATTTTTTAGGGAGTATGCAACCGGATAATGGAAATCACGTTGTAATATTTTTTGTCCCTGAAAAAAGTGAATAA